CAACCAGCATGTACGCATCTGTATTGGTTGCCATGATGATGTCATCACCGGAGATGGTGATGTCTGTTCCGACTGTCAATGCACCAGTTGTATCCAGCGTGGTGAAGTCACCCGCTGCTGGGGTTGAGCCACCTATTATGGTAGCATCAATCGTTCCACCTTCAATGTCTACAGTCTTATCATTCTCTGGATCAACAGATAAAGTAACCCAGGCATCGTTAGCCTGGTTTCTTATTTTAAGAAGATTGTTGCTTGTGTCTAGCCACAACAAACCCATCGCTCTTGCAGCATTGCCACTCGCAGATGTATCTACTGTTGGTGCGGATGATTTCGCAATGAGAACCTGGACTGCCTGATCTGGACCGATACCACTATCAAGTGAACTATCCGTTCCTACAGGAAAGGTTTTCTGCAGAATTTTCTTGATGAGTTGAAGATGATCATCCCCCTGTGAGATGTCATCAGAGGAAAGTGGATTTGTGCGAACTAACGCACTAATAAAATTGCCTGTTTCTAGTGCCATTAGAAGTACCCGCCTGTATTCATTACTCTCATTTCTGAGCCAGAATGTCTATCCTTGTTGTCTTGCTCCTGTATATCGGAAATGCCCTGACGTACTGCCTTCTCCCATAGAGGAACTCTCGAATCATTCATTAGGAATGGCTCTGCCTGTAAGAGCGATCCATAGAGGTATAGATGTGGTGCATTTGTAATAACCCAATTAGTTGGAGCGGAATCTGACAACGCATCAAACTGCTTATAGTAGAGCATACTTGTGGTCATAACTGAAGCTGGGGCTGGACCCAGATAGAACTGATCTTGGATAATCGTATATGCGTTAGGTGTGCCAGATGTGCTACCAGCCCAGACTCTAAACATCATCTCTGGGGTTAAGTAAGCTAAAGATCTTATTGGACTTGTGGTTAAGTGAAATTCCTTCATCTGCAAGTAACCAGTAGGGAGATCATAATTCCTCTGACCACCAACCGTACTGATAGAAGTATCCAGAGTTTCCATACCTCTCACCCTCAATGGTCTGATAACCATTGCTTCACATAGAGCAATGAACTCCGGTATTCTCTCGGTCAGATCATCCCTGTCAAGCCAGTTTGCAACACTGGTCTGCAGCTCACCATAAGTCGAAATTGCCATCTATCTTGTCAGTTCAGTAATATAAACTGATGCTGTGCTTGACCCAGTAATCGCTGCACACAGAGCTTCCGGTTCTACACGAAAAAAGTAAGGTGTTCCACCTGCGATATAAGTGGAGGATGTCGTGGCTGGGCGATCTGGATTAAAGGCAACGAAACAACCAGCAGTTGCAGTTACCATAACTATATTTGTATCCGAATTAAATGCAGATGTTGCAGTTGCACCACTGGATGTCGTTGCGGATAATGTATGAGTCGTTACTGGTCTAATAACGTTTGTGGTTCCTGCTAGATTTATCATATCTTGTTCCTCTATAAATTGGTTGGTGAGGTTTTGAAAAACCTGTTGTCTGGGTCATTCAGGTACTTGTTAAGAAGTTTCTTATCCTTCTCTATTGCATAGTCTGTTTCAATCAGCCATTGTTCCCATATATTATTGGGAACAGAAGCTACCCTATGCCAAGTACCCCTTTTGCCCGGAGTCAACTTATCACCGTACTGGTTCATCTTCATCTTGTTGTGCTCTATTATAGGCTCCACATCTTGGAATGTATTGAACGTAACACTCCCATCGTTATGCTCGTGCATATCCGTTCGCCTTCCAGGCATGTATTCCAAAACTGTTTTCCTAGACATAGCCTATACCCCCAACCTTTACCGCCCTGATGCGTTCGGGTGGATAAGCCTTCTCCAACCATTCATGGGTAGTCGCTGGAACAGGCTCTCTCTTTTCCCGTTTAGTTTTTTTCATCTTCGATACCTTCTTTACAACATCTTCTAAGTCTTTCATGTTTTAGCTTCCTGGTAAGAAAACCCATCGCTTAGAAAACCGTAACGAACCCCATAGTGAGGGATCACAGTTCCTAGTGGGAATTCTCCGTTGAATTTAAGAAGTGGGCAATCAGGGGGTAAGTAGATCTCTATACCCCTTCCCTTGGCAAAGCCAAGCAAATACTCACAGTTAGGTCTTTCATCCCTGTATTCATTTGCATGACCCCACTCTCCCTGTTCCTTCATGTCTACACCCCACAAACCAATCCTGTCATACTTCTCATGTATTGCCAGTCCTAACATATAGGCAATAGATGAATTGAAATAATCACCTATAAGCAGGGATACTTTCTCTAATGGATACTCAATCGCATTAGGGATGTCTTCATAGGCTTGCTGCATATACAGCGTACCATCAAGCTCTCTTAATCTGTCTTCATAATCCTTTCGATAGAATGATGGGATTGCAGCCCTGATACACTCCAATGGATGTATATCAAATAATCTATCGTAGTATGGGTACTTTCCTTCATCCCACGGTAGCCCCCACTTCTCCCAGAATGGGCTATTGTAAGGTGCGTCATCGTGGGTGGATGGTGCAAGTCCAACAATCGCTACTTGCTTAAATGCCATTTTGACTCAGCACTGTCTGATCTGGTATTGTGAAATTCCCTGATACGCTTACCCTTTCTCCCTCAACCCAGAATGGGTGAACACAATGATCAAGAGTAGCGGGAAACAGGAGTATCAGATTTTCTTCTGGAGTTACATCCCACTCCCTGACACATAAGGGGCTTATTGACTCCCCGTATCTAAATAGAATGTGTCCAGCGGATTTTACATTTGATTCAGCTTGCTCCTGAAATATTACTTCAGGAACCTTTAGGTATATTACAAAAGAAACAATACCATGATGCTGATGATTGGGATTATGATCGTATCTTTTCTGATAGTTGACCCATAGATTATCCAATCCTATCGAAAACTTTTCTTGTCCAGATACAAAGTTCAGCCTTTGAGGACCATAGTGTGCATTCATAAAATCAAACCACTGGAATAAAATACCAGTCAGTTCTTCCTGAATTTCATTGACATACTGATCACTGTAATTATAGGAGCCACCGAAGTATAGATTTCCAGCAAGTTGTTTGTTAAATTTGTGCTTTTCCTTGCTCCTTATTTTATTCCCTTCTTTTAGAAGTGACTTCTTTAGTTTGTCGCTGATGAAGTTCGCATATACACACGGACCAAAAGGAAATATTACTGTACCACCTTTTCCATCTACCGCACTCGGACAACCAGTTTCTATTTGTTTCATAAGATCGGGGGTGGTTTTACCCACCCCCTATATACCTCTTACGCTTTACAGTCAGCTAGAAAACCGCTAGAAGCTTGGTTCTTAGATTCAAGACCGTACTCCACGACTAACATCTGTCGCACAGAGTCGCCTGACTTAGCCAGTGCCTCTGTCTTAAAAGGTCGGAGGTAAGCCACAGACCAGTAGTCAAAATCAATAAAGAACACATCCCTATCACGGAATTGGTTTCGGTCACTCACAATTTTGAACGTACCAAAATCGCTGACATATACGTCAACCGCTGAAATAACGTGAGCAGGTTTAGGACCATTCGCTGCAGTACGCATAGGAACACTAACATTCGCTGTTGCGGGTTGTGTTGCTAAAGCTGAAATAGCTTGCTTAATGGTCGGTTTGCATAAAATAACATCGGGATCACCACCAGCCTCGTACACTTGCTTTATGACGGTTCTGATATTAGCTTCCGTAATGGAAGCAGTAGCAGTTGCGTCAACAGGTGCAGTCGTGCCCAAAGAACCGGCAGTCGGTGAGCCACTGGTTGAGTTATTGGAAAGGTATCCAGTAGCCAACCAAGTGCTGATACCAGCACTCTTTCTTGCTTCAGTGGAGTCACCAACAGCTTTGACAACATTGTTCGTCAACATATATTCTATGTCACGCTTCATCTGCTTGGCTTTCTTCGCTAACTGGTAAGCTTGCGAATTTTTTCTGCCAGCATAATCGACTGCTTCGTTGGTTCCTGATGTTTGAATTGTATAAACACTTATCTGCGTGTAATTATCTAACAACACTGGATTGGCCCGAGCATCATTGGTCGGGTCATTTCCTTCTACAGCTTGGTTCGTAGAACCTGCAGCGATAGTATCGGTCTGCCACTGAAACTTAGTGCTATCAGCAGTACTTCTGCCACAACCACTAAAAAAGGGAGTATCCAATGGAGCTATATTATAAATCACGTTCGACAAGTCTTCCCTAATACCTACAGCACTGTAAGTAAGAGAAGTATTTGATGGAACTGCCATAATTTTTCTCCTATTATAATTCTATAAAATCCTCCAAAAGACTCACCGCATCTCTGTGGTGTCCAGTCTCTCGGAGCCTTTTCATATTCGCAGCTCTCTTTGATTTGTCGCTGTCAGACTTTTGCACACCTTTGCCACTCCTGATGACTTTGGGTTTGTTCTTTATCTTTTTAGACTTAACTGTTTTGACCTTCTTCTGGTCATCTTCCCAAGCTTTAGCTTGCATTAAGATTAGAATAGAA